ATAACAGGCTTATACTTTCTGACGTCCACCTCCCATCGTTGGAGTGCTGTATTCCAACGACGCTTGGTAGGCAGGGCGTGTTTAGCCAGGCCTACCAGAGCACCTCGTGTCGCCGTAAAGGAGTCGTACCTACCCAGAAGGGTAAGGACTTCTCCTAACATCGGCGAATCGAACTGAGCAGGGTCCCGTCGAATGTATGTAGAGGTGATGTTCAGATTTCTGAACATCTCCACTCCGCAACTTTCACGATAGACCCCTGTGCAACAGCTCTTCCTGGTATTCGGAACAAGGCCACATCTAGCGGCCAGGTCCAATACCGCGTCATAGTGCCGTATTGGAACTATCCAATCGTCACCGTAGGCGCGCCAGTCGGAACCGCAACAAAACGAAAGAATTGCTGCGGAGACTGCTGTTAAAACAGGAAAGCACACACCGGATCCCATAGGGGCGAAGGTCGTTAATTCGACCTCCTCTCCATCAGGGAAGCGGGCTCTTTTCGAACGAACAGTGGATAACAGATTCCACCATTCAGGTAAGAGTATGGAGACAATTTGCTTACTGACGTGGTCAGATGCGTCACTTAAATCAATAGTGGCAACATCGGAACGTTGTAATGCTTCATTGTGCTTACTCTGGTCATGTAGGAATACATTACCAGGGAAGGCTTCACATAGCTGTTTTGCTAAGTGTCGCCCCAGTGCAAGTTGATGAAACATGTTCCAGGCCGGCTCTGACGAGACGACTCTGGTACTTTTCAATGACTTCGGCACTTCGGCTATCTTCGTACACGATGAATCGTGGAAGCGTAACCTTGATGCGAATTTCTCGTTAAAGAGAGTATCATTGTGCAACAAAGGGTACCATTCTGGATTAATTGAGATGTCGTAAGACGCCTCAAGCAACCATTTAGAATAGTTCCCTTTCACATCAGCAGAGGCACCTGGTCCAAACCCGAACTCCATCTCATGAATACTAAAAGGAGGTATAAGATTCTCATAGAGGATCTTACGCATCCCTAAGATTTCATGTGTATAAAGATGGATGTTAGGGCAACTGGTCAACCGGGATTTCACCGATTCGAAGTCCTGTACCGAGCGAGGCTCACCTCTAAACTTATAAAAGAGCCGTATTACTGTATGGATATGATAAACCATCCAGGGATCGGCTTCTAATATAGAATAAGAGTTGAAGCTAGTATGGCGTATGATTCCAGAGCTTACCAGCTCAGGGCATAGGTCATCACGCTCTGTCACGGCGCCGCGGCATAGCAATACTTGCCATGCGTCGACGCGTTGAAGGTACTCAGAATGTCCAGGATTATAGTAATTAACTATTGATCCAGCGACAGACTGGGGGAAACCAGCGGAGATTAAATCTCCAATCAGGTAAGGGCGGAGCTTGCGATAAAGCAACGACTCTGCCCTGTTATGAAACATACTGTGGTCCATTTAAGGATCCTCCGGTATCGCTTCTGCAACCCTACAAGAGGCTACAATCGCCACTCATACTAAGGTATGAGCATGCTACAGATGCTGTCTGGGAAACCAGACGTATCGGTAATGCCCTCGATAGAGAACGCTTTAGACCCGCCAAGATACGAGATACCTTCACTAAGAAGGTCCTTCGTTCTGGCAGCAGTCTGAGCTGGATCTTTAGCGATGGACAATTGCATGGTTAGCGATGACACGCGTGGAAGATTCATTGAATCTAACACGACATGTTTGATGCTGACGTGGAAACGTTCATTTCCTACTACACCTGCACCTTTTAGATGCAATAGTACGTCTACTGTTTTGGGAGCCGAAAGGCTACCATTAGTAGCAACGTATGTGATTCCGTTGTTCTTCGTTGAACGAACGGCGTAGGAAGTAGAAGAATTTGAGCCAGCGTCCGGAAGGACTAGGGTTTGTGTTGCCATGAAGCAATCTCCAATTAAGGTTGATCATTAGGAACCTAGGTAGCTAGCTGTATAGCCAGTTGCGCAAGGGTCCGCTTTTGGGTGGAGGTTAGGCCGTTTGCGTTTAGTAACGGACTATCCCAGAACCTTGATTCTCCGAGGAGAGGCGCGTGAAAACGCTTAAAGGTTAGGTCCTTTGTGAATAGCTGTCCTCCGAGCGTTGATGTTACATCGCTCATAGGGAAGCCTGCATAAATGACCCCTGAAGTAGGCGTGTATAGGCTCCATTGTCCTGCCTTTTGGCAGAACCAGGCGCCGTATATTTGTCCTACTTGACCTTTCAGACCATCTTGAGAAGTAGCGTCAGTCGACGCTTTCTCAATAAAGTCGCCTATCCGGAAGAAGTAGTCGGCCACAAAGCTAAAGGGTATTAAGTCCCACGCCGCATCAAGCGGTGTGGATAGCCCGGTACGAGCAAGCCACAATTCAATTGGCTTAACTGTATGGACGTCATAATACACTTTAGAAAGGATGTGAAGCGTCGACTCGACGCCTCCAAAACGCATCCCTCTGCAGTCGACTCGAGTCCAGTTGTAGTTTAGGTACTTATAGGAATAAGCCTGCGTTAGCTGGCTATCCTTAGCACCAGAAAACCCCGAACTGGAGAACTGATAAGGCATGGCATTACGAGTATGTGCGGTTTCGAGCACTCTTAGAACATAACAGTGCGCGTCACGCAACATATTCATATCTGCGATGGTAGGTTGGATGACAAATCGATTAATAAAATCTGCAGAAATAGCAGCTTTTATAACTTCGATAAAAGGCTTATGCCTAAGTCGTCTCGCCCACTGACCGATACGATTTAACGTTCGGGTCACCTTAAAGGCAGCTCCCAACATAGGAATTAACTCAGCTACGGCAGAATATGCTAGGACGCGGTTGCGACAATTCAAATCGAGCGACGCCCAATATTTGTCCCATGCCTCACGTTGAGCAGCTTGCTCAGACGTTGAGGAAGGAACACTTATGTACGTCGGCGATCCGATATCGCACCCAAATGTCCACCATTTTCCCCATATGCTAGAGTATCCAATTGTGGTAGCTATCTTCCCAGAAACTTGATTACCCTTTTGGTGGGTACATAGTTTCCAGTTCAGCCTACCGTCGGTCGAATATTTCGGACCGTCCTCATAGGTAAGTACTTGCTCTGACGCTTGAAAACTTGCGGCGGAAGCTATTCCGCCGCCGTTTGTAAACGTGCAGAGCTTTACCGTTTTGGACGGCCGTCGTTTCGTGATCGACATAGGTATCTCAACGCGAGAATGACCATATAAGTGATCACCCTCAACGCAGCTTTAGGTTTATCCATACTGTTACCTCGCCCTTACAGTAAGAGTCGGCTTACCAAGGAACTTGATAGCCTGCTCTTTCTGGTCTAAGGTGTCTTGGTAATCAGTGGGCTCCTTAGAGACGTAAGAATCACTGACTCGTACGTCTATGTCTCGATGCCCGCGTTCCTCAAAAAAGTTCATTATACCTTTTATTGGAATTGCGCGCTCGAGGGCATTATTACGTCGTACTTTAATAGTAACGACATAAGTTGAACTAGGGAATGCCAATTGGACCTCCTTCTTGCTGCGAAGTACGACGATTGTGCGTAGTGACGACAGAACGACAATGAAACTCGTACGCTACAGTTGACTCAACTGCAGCATATATGAGCTTCTTAAGCCGTGGCAGATCATTGGGGTGGCGAACCGCCACAAACCCTTTGACACCCGC